CCTCTGCATGGGAGATGTATCACCTCCTTTCGGTGTCGGAACATTCCGACGTCATGTCGGTGTATGCAAGGTACTTGTTCCGACGATGTTCCTCGTTGCACTTCTTCGAGCAAACAAAGCCGTCAATGAACTTGCCCCAGCCGAGCGTCTTGGTGCCACACTCGACGCATGGCTGCAAGACGAATGATTCCTTCACTGCAACTTCCTTGGGTCTCATAGTCACACTCCATTTCGCGCCCAGATGAGCACAGGTTTTTCATCGACGATTTTGTACTGGTACAACTCGCCCCGTGCGTCCACCATGACGACGTAGATGTCGCCCTTGTGGGTCACGATGAAGCAGTTGTACTTCTCTTTGAAGACAGTACAGATGCCCTGCCTGATGACGTCAGAGCCTTCGAGGTTGACGTATTCGGCGCGGACACCAAGTGCCCAGAAACCGAGAACGATCAACAGAAAACAGACAACCACCTTACGGACTTGATAACGCGTTTCCATTACGAACTCCTTTCCTTAAGTATTGGGCAGGATTGATGGCGGAACGTGCCACCAATGTTGACGTACGAATCCTTGCGGATGTCGATTTCCATGCAACAGACTTCGCAAAGATGAAACCGAGCGTCGTACGGGAGCTTTGGTCTTAGACTCGCTTCGATGTCATTCATCGCCTCCTTGATGAACAGATACCGTGTCGCGCCGTACAATGCACGGAGTATCTTGAGCACGACGTTCGTCTCATTCGGGGAGAACATCATTGTCGTCCCCAATGATTTTTCATAGAGGATTTTCATGGTGTACTCCTTTCAGAGTTGGTAGACGTGAGTCAGATATACGATGACATAATTCGGTACGATTCCTTTCTTTCTGAAGTTATCGTTGTCATCATTCAAGCTTGCATTCGGCATATCCTTGTCGAATCTCCAGTAGTACGCGACTCGGAGAAACTCGATAGAGGAAAGCCGATGCTCTTTCAAATGGGTATGAATCAGAGTGAGCATGATTTTCCTTTCAAAGAACTGCACCAATTATACACGCAAAAACGCCGCACTCATGGCGGCGTTTTTGCAATGAGGGGATATCCTCTTATTGGTATCTCCAGCTCCCGACGAATAGGTTAGCAGGATTCGACCTCGACGTTATAGATGCATTGAATGCTCCAAGTCCGCGATACGCGCCATACGGTAACATATCCTGTATGATCCCGCGCGAATATTGCGCCAAGTCGCTTGTTGCCCATGACGTATCGAACCGAATGCCGTTGCCCGGCGTGTAAACTGCCTTTACTGTAACGGTCGTGTTGTATCTCACGAATCCGAGCGGTAAAAGCCATTGCGAATCTCCGGTGCGCGAGACACCGAATATCTGATTCTCATGCACGTAGAACCCGTACCCCGACTTGCCACCCACAACGTCGCCGGCTGTGACCCACGCGCTCTCGTCCTGCGTGTTGTCGACTGATATGGTTCCCTCGACGCTTGATACGCGAGAGAAATCAACCTCACCGGAACTGCCTTCATGAATGCCGGATGTTGCGGTCACCGTGACCGGCGCTCCGAGCTCATACGCAAATGCAGAATTCCCGAACGAAATAAATGCCATTGCAAATGCCAAAACAAATATTGCCTTTTTCATGTCCTTCGATCAATTAGTACGGCGTGATAAAAGTGTTTGCCATACTCGATAACTCTACCATAGAAATATCATATTGCATAGCCACCTGTGGGTAACGAATTACCGCCAAAAAATGCTATTCAACTGCCCACGCGTCTGCGTCCCGACGTCATTCGCGCTCGGCCATTTGATACCATGTGCCCGTTGAAACTTCTCCACGGCCGTTGCTGTCTTGCCGCCATAGATGCCGAGCTCGCCTGCCGGTATAGGTGCGAGGTAACCGAGAATCATCAAAGCGATCTGCACGAACTTCACCTCCTCGCTCTCGTCCCCCCGATGCACGTCCTTCTCGAAATGGTATTGAAACGCTGATGGCGCCGGAAGCGTCTTGAGAAAATCCGCGACGTCCTTCGGGATCTGTGCGATAGCCCACGCCTCAATCATCCACGGTCGCCACAATCCCGCATTGAACCTGCCCTCCCCTCCGGTATTCCACGCCTTACTCCACGAGTTGAGTATAAAATCGAGCACATCGTCCTGCCATCCCTTGTGAACGATCTCATGTCCCGACACCACCACCGCCGGCGTTCGCAACGGGTCGATATCTTTTGCCCTCCATGATGGCGTCCACCACTCGTTGCCTATCTGCATCAAAAGAGAAACACCTCCATACAGGAACGTCGCGAGTCGCAGTGATCCTTTATCCGTCCCGATACGCACATACCCGGGCGTCTTGTACTTCTTTGCCTCGTCGAAAGCCGCTTGCGTAAGAATTGCATCGTCACGATATTTTGATATTGGAAGCGTCGTGTCGTTCGAAACGGTCTTTGTTGTCGCGCATCCATACTGCCCGGATAACTTGCACACGAGTCGCGGAAACGTCCCTGCTGTGCTTCGGTACGGCTCCGCCGCGAGTCCGTCAAACCGCTTCGCGAGCGTATCGAGAAACCTCGGCGAAAAATCAACCACCTCGCCCGTCTTCAGAAACCACCACAGCTTCATCACCACCACCCATGCTTGTGACACGCATGACGGCGTCTGCTTCTGATCCAGTACCTCCCCGGGAAGTGCCGTGCTGAACGATGCCGGCAACTTTACGTCTGGCGTGATGCCCGCCATTGCGCCCACGACATAATCGTCCCGATAATCTCTTGGCGACGGTATTGCTCCGAGAGCTGGTGTGTTCATGGTCGTTCCATCTCGGCCTTTACTTTTCTCCAGTACTCAAGTGTGTTCGGATTTCTCCACCCATCAGGCCCACCATTGTGTATGCGTGCGCGGTCTTCGTCAGTAGGCATTCGCCCGAGCCGATCAGACGTTGCGTAAATGCTCATGTAAAGCCAGAAAATTGCCAATGATACAGACATACGCCCGAGCAAATCCCGAGCATCGAAAGACGTTCCGTATCGCCTATTCACATCGAGACAAGCCGGCTGTCGAATCTGCATAGGTCCATATGCCATGTAGTCGAGATGACGGTCACCGATCGCGTTCAAATCACCGCCTGACTCCACGATCATTATTGCGAAGTCGATTGATTTCATACGAATTTCTCACTGACGGTAACCTTGCCGTCGAGTGGCGCCGGTGCATCGAACTTCTCGAGGATGCTTTTGATGACCGTACTCGGGATACCAACGCCGGGAGTAATTTCTCCGTTAGCGAGGAACATTCTACAATCCTTATCACCCTCGAATTTGAAGCCATCCGCAGGTCTGTCCGCCACCACTATGGCGAAATAGAGCTTGCGTGCTCGCTTCCTTCGAAATAAATCAGACAACGCCATGGCGGGTATAGTTACCGACTAATTTCTCAACACCGTATTCTCTGAATAACTCCTCGACCTCGGTAAGCAGTTTGATGCAGTGGTCTTGTCTCTGCTCCTGCGACCACTGTTTCCCCTGCTCAAATCCTATCTCCATTTTGAAACAGCTCGCGGGTCCTTCGTGGTCGACGACTGACACGCGCGGTGGCTGTGGAACTAATGTACTCGGTACTGGTGCGGTCGGCGCCATAGACTCTTGCATTTTCTTTACAGTCGCGGCGAGTTCCGTGACCGCCTTGCCGATCGTGATCATGGTATTTCGTTCGTCCTCGTTCATAAAGATATTGTAGCACTCCGAAAGTCAAGTGTTTTCACACTCTTGCGACTATTGCATGGCTTACAAAGCGGTTGGATATTTTCTATACCATCCGACCCTCCCATCGAAAGCGGAGTGATGTGGTCTTCCGTAAGCTTCACAAACGGCTCCTGTTGCTTGCAACAGAGACACATGTAGTTGAAGTGCTTTTTGAGTGCCTCCCACTCCTCGAGAGAATGCGAACCCTCTGCACCAGCTTTTCGTGCCACTCGTTCAAGTACTTTTTTTCGCAGATATTCTTTTCTATTTTCACCGACCGAAATACCTCCTTTCCAGTGTGGATGACTTTCACCACGCGGTACATGGGTGAGTGACCCATTTTCTTTCCTCCAAATATAAGCACTCAGTCGAACGCGCTGACCGTTCGGTAACACACCTTTCATCGATTCTTTCTCTCCATAGAAGTGAACCTCGTCGACAATTGTGTGGTTCTTTTTTTCTACCGTCCGTCTCGCGTACCCTCGTATTCTGAAAGCGTTGTGTACTGCCTGCCGAGTCATTCCGTATGATTCGAGAATGAACCTATCGGGCATGCTGGTGAATCGAATCTGGTCAATGCCAACCTGCTCGAGCATGGTCATTATTTTTGCCTGCGATTTACCCCAGTACACATCGGTACTTTTGTATGCACCAGAAATCCAAGTGGGGGTTTTATTCATATCGAGGATATTCTATCACATCTCCGTTCGGCAATTTTGCCTTTACCATGCCGAGAACCTTGCGATGCCCACACTTATCGAACCGATCGTGCCAGTGGCCGTGTTGACACTGCCACTCGCCGTTCTTCCGACGACCAGCCTCCTCCATAGCCTGCGCTGTGAAGATGCCCTCCACCCGGGACGGATTGATTTTCTGGTCGCCGACCTTTATGAACTGCGGCCACTCCCCGCGCGGCACTTTGTCGAGCGCGTCGAGCGCCACAGCGCGATCCTTCTCAATCCAGATGATGACACCGCCCATCATGCAGATGGCGACGAGTTCCTTGGTGATGGCGGTTTCGTTCATATCTATACCATTAGCGAGTAGATACCGCACCCAGTTCATAGAAGTGTTTCGCAATATCTAACGCACCCTCTTTTGTAAAAGAGACAGCATCAGCGTCTTTCCACGAATCACCGTCGCAGAAGTTGGCGAGCAATTCCTTCTTTATATTTTCTTCGTTCATACATTCCTTCCTCCTTCGTGGAGTCGTGGGTATGCTTTCTCACATCGGCAGTAGGATATGTTGGTCATATCTCAACAACCGCCGATGTGCGGTTCTTCTTCATGAACGCCGATAATGCTCCAATTCTCTCCTCTAATTGCACTGCGGTCGTTATGGTCGGCGCGTACTTGCTCCCGTGAACCGCGACGGCCGCCTTGATGGCGTTCCTCGCCTTGTCGAACCCGATGCTCTGCACTACGCGCTGTAAGGCCGCACGCTGACTCTTGTTGGCGAACATACGTGCGTAGGACGGATTGACCGGCTTGAACTCCTCGATGAGGTCGTTGAGCGGATTGATATTCGGTGCGATCACACCGTCGAGAGATCTACCTTCTTTTTTCAATACAGTCACTGCTTTTTCAATTTCCGCACTTGTCACAAAAAGATTCTGTGTCTTCTCCTCCACCGGCTCTGAAGTGTACGCGAGATGATACTCCATCCGGCCACTCGGGAGCCGGCGACGCTCGAGCAACTTCGCGCGCTCCAGTTCCTTGAGTACGCGGAATACGATATCCTTGCTTTCCTTACATTCATCAGCGATCCGCGCGGCCGCGAAATCCCAATCGTCCGGCTTCGAGAAAAGATACGCGTACAGGCCCTTATCTTTCAACGATAAATCTGGTCGCGAGAGTACCTCGTTGGCGACCATGGTGAACGGAACATTTGCCTTCGACAGCTTCATGTTGATTTCATTATACCTTGTCTGTTAATGGAGTTATCCACTCCCGACCCGCGCGGCCTCCGATTATTTGACTGCTCCTTCGGAGTCGCCCATCGGCAGTTTTTCTTTGAATATCCCTTATCGTTGTCAATGCGATCGAGTGTCATCCCAGCAGGTCGATCGCCCATATCCCTATAGAATCTCTCGAACTTCGACCACTCCTTGCACACCTTGATTCCCCTGTCGCCGTAATACTTATATTCTCGGTACTGCGGTTTATTGCATCGATAAAACATTGCACACCACGTCTGATAAATCGGAGTACCCGACATCCCATGGGTTGTCTTCGTTTTTATTCGACTCTCGATAAGAAGACATCCGCACGATCTCTTGTGGCCATTCCTCAAATTGACACCTTGAGTCTTCGTGACTTTCCCGCAATCGCATAGGCATGCATACATGAATTGCCCAGCATTCCCTTTCTCTGAAAGTGCCTTGGTGACGGTCAATCGACCGAATCGTTTACCCTCTAATAGTATTCTCTGCATACATATATACTACCACATCACTAACTCGGTAAATAACCCAATTCGGCAGCTGTGGGGACAACAATTTCCAATTCCTCACAGTAGGACAAGTCCCGCTCGATGAGCTCCACGCATTCCGACTTCATCAGGTCGCCATTCTCTGAAATCGACTTGCGTACCATAATAGTCTGCCCTCCAATTGTCACTGGTTTTTCTCCGAATACTATCCTCATCAGAGCATCGTGCATTTCTTCTTTTGTATACCCACAATGCTCCGCCAAATATCCGACCAAAGTCCAGTGATACCGCAACTGCGAATCACTCCGCATGTATCGCATCTCCGAGAACGTTGCCGACACTTTCTTGCCGACCGGGAACCGCGAAATGCACGCATTGAGGTGATGAATGGATTTCGGCACGAACCGTTTGCGACCATCGACCTGCTTCACCTCTCCGATGACGGAGAAGAGTACGCGCTTCTTGGGGATGCTTTTTTTCTTATTGTATTGCATGGCGTAATGGTACTCCCGGCGCTCCGTACTTCTCGTTCAGATACTTTTTCATTCGCTCGTAGTTGACGACCTTCGACAATGCTGCCAGCTCCTCCTCGGTCGCGCGGTTCACCGCGATCCATACGTTGATTTCTTTCACGAGTCCGGGTCCCGAGTGCGCCCACCAGCAGAGTGGTACGATTGCGAACTTCTTCTGCACCTGTCTGCCTGCGAATATGAGTGCGTGTTCCCATTCGATGAGTTTGCCTGTGCGCGGGTCCGCGCCACACGAATGGTCTGCGAGTGTAGTGCGCCGTAGACATGTCTTATACTGCGGGTCATTCGCGCACTCTTCGCGGAGTTTGGGTGGCATGTTGTTCATGGGAATATGTCAGATAACTTTTCGTATCTTCTAATCACTCCGCCCTTCATGTATTTCAATGCGCTTGGCCAGACATCGATGCCGTCAATTTTCCAGTGAAAGTCGGTATACATGATAACCTTGTGTCCGCTGTCCATGACTTCGTTGACGTCGATGCGCGCCTGCTCGAGTGCATTGCGTCTCCATGAGGCAGTCCTGCTCATAATCGCTCCGCATCCGGGTATTGCTCCATGAATGCCTCGATATTCGCCTCCGAAATCTCGAATGCTGTCCGTATACCGTCCTTTTTCGCGATAAAACGCACCTTGGTAGCGACTTTGACCGCCTCCTGCGCCTTTGCCTGTCCTACGAGCGCGTAACCGCACTTGAGCCCGTCCACGGCTTCCTGCACCATCGTCGCCCGCGCCTTGAGACTCCCGATGTACGCCTTGAGCTCGTCGCCATCCGACGGGTACCAGTATCCGCGCCCGGACGCGCATACCGGATACCCCTTAACCTGCAACGCGTGGATGATCGACCGCATATCCGCACCCTCCTTACCAGTTGCTCGCGCCTTGAGTCCGATCTGTATCGCCACCTCTTTGCCTGTCACCGGCTTATTGGCCGGATGCATCGAGATGATCTCGAGTGTGCGACGTTGCAGGTCGGTGAGGTCGGTCATACATTCTTAGTTACCGAATACCCTGCTATGACACAAATACCGATTGCACGTTCGAGGATGCTGTCGCCGAGGATGGACGCCTCGTCGGGGATACAAGATTCAGGGTTCATTGGTTCAGTATCCAACCTGCGGGAGAACGAGACGCCGAGATCGCCGCTGCGAGGGCCGGGCCCATCGAAGCTGACGAGCGCACCCGCGACGTCGAAGTCGCCGACATGCACGAGGACGCCGTCAGACTCGCGACTACTTGTTCTTACGTAACAGTCACCGAAAGCATATTCACCTGTATCCTGATGATGTTTAATCACCGCCCACATGAGCACAGCTACAGGTGGCACTTCGTCTCCCTTTGAAAGAAGTTTTTGTTGCTCGTCCCATGTCTTGTTGAATGAGTTTTCGACTGGTTCAAGTGAGACATCCCATGTGCCTGTTATCTTCTCTTTGGCAAAGTTTTCGTTGTCGTACCATGCGTTTGTTTTGAAATAGAAGTAATTAGGAAACTCGGAACGAATATCGAGGAATGATTTGTTTGTTAGGGTGATTTTCATAGTGATCCACCGAGCTCACGATTAAGAAATGGGTCGGTCTCCTTCTGCCACTCCTGTATCGCCTTACAGTGCAAGAACGCCTTGAAGTCACGATCGGCGAACGAGTCCTCACTGTCGAGGAATACCGCCTCGAAGACCTGATACGGTTTGATTGGGTAGGTGCTGGGTTCGCTACCCTTAAACTTTGCAACTGCCGCTTTGATCTCTTTCTTACGTGTCTCGCGCTTCATGTACTCCTCCTCGGAATACTTCGAGAGTCGGAGAGCATATCGCCCATCGTAACCTTTGAACTTCGTGCGCTCCTCCTCGTCAGCCTTAGAGTAAGCAACAGTCTGCATACGCACTGAGTTATAGAGTCCGTTGGAGCTCTTGAAGTCCCCCATACAGTGAGCGCCGTCGATAACCGCCTCGAAGTCCATGATACCGATATAGTCGTAGCGCATCGAGTAGACCGCACGCTCGGTCGACAGAAACTTCACCTTGTGCTCATCGACCCATGCAAGGAATGAGTTGACCCCTGTGATCGCCTCTGGGAAGTTAGGAATCTCTGGCATCTTCTCGAATCCCTTCTGCTTGAGTTGATGACGGATATACGCCTCGCACCATCCGTGAATCTCATGACCGATATCTGCCGCCTGCTCAAGAAAGAGCTCGCTCTGAATCACTGCCTCGATAGCCTTCTCCTCGTCAATCTTGCCACCCTTAGCGAGCGTATCGAGCAAGAAATCAAGAGTGATGTTCTGTTGCCAGCTCATGAGTGGCTTGCTCTTATCCATGACCCCGATGATGCCCGTCACACCTCCCTTGCGCACAAACTTCTTGCCACCGTCACGGCTGATGTAGTGCATGTGCCCCTTCTCGTGGAATCGATGAATCACCTTGCCACCATAGAGCTCTGTGTACATCACGCCCTCTTCTCCTTTTGCTGGTTTGTAGGTCATATTAATTTTGTACTGTTACGATTTCTACACTTGCTTTGATAATTTTTTTGTACAGCCAGTCAGGACACCATCTCGGTCTCGGTCTGATGACAATCGCCATCTTATCGTCAATCGTTTGAGCAAGTTTGTATCCTTGCATTCGGCAAAACTTTTCAACAGGAGATTCCATATCTATTTCCTTGGATAGTGATTTTTACATAGCTCCCTCCCGAACATGCGCTTACTGTACTCAGCCTCCCCCTTCGTTAAATCTGCACCGCATCCACCCTTCGATAATGTCTGACAAACATGATCCTCGATTGGCTCGAGTGGCGCACCCTGCTGAACTGTCGGCTCCTCGTACACCTTACCTTGCGCCGGGCGTGTGTCCGTTGCTGGTAGTGGAGCAACCCCCGTCTCCTGCTTGTACTCCGCCTTGCCGTAGATATCCGATGCGATGCCGAGCAACGATGCGCACTTCTTGAGAGCATCAGTCGATGCGGCCTTGAGGTCGTTGCCGTAGTCGAGCATCGTCTTAGTACCCTTGAGGTACTTCACCTCCGCGCGGCCGAACTGCATCTTACTGATTGTCTCGCCCGGACGCTGTCCGCGCACAGTAAGACGACCTTTGACCCATATATGCCCCTCGATCATGCCGTGCTCCACGATCTCAAAATCCCAATTCCATGCGAACACGAAATTGAGCACCTTCTCGATGTATGAACCGGTGACGTAATCGAACACCTGACCGCCCTTGCCCGGACGTCGGTAGACATGCTCACGCGGTGTTTTCTGCACCATGCGAATAATCTGCGCATCGTTGAGCCATGTTTTCGGTATCGTGAGCTTCTTGCCCTCGCGCATCGGTTCCGCGAGATCCGTGACGGTAGGAATGAGTGGCACCTGCTCCACGCGCACCACGATCTCCGTTTTACTCACGCGCGGCTTAGATTCCTTCGGTATCTTACGCGCTGACTTCTTTACCACTACCTTTCGGCGTGACTTCTTTGCGATTTTTTTTGCCATGGTCTTCCTTCTTAATTGGTAATCCGAAAATCTCACGCGCACCACCTGCTTTGTCCTCGTTGGCATACCTGATAACTGTATGCCCGAGTACACTCTGCACCTTTGCGAGAACATCCATACTGCCTGTTGGCTCTCCTACGCACACGCGGTGTTTTCCATCGACAATCAAGTCGAATCCATCCACCTCACGCGAGCGTTCGGATACGGCGTACCCTGAACACCAGAGTCTCCGTTTGACGATATTGATTATGTTTATTTTCGTCATAAATCCATTATACCTCATTAATAATCTGCAACTGTGAAGTTATCCACTCCCTCGAGATTCGCAGACCGGGGCGCCGTTACTTTCGGGCTGTGCGACAATCGCTTGGTTTCGCTCGTTTTCGGTGGCTCTCGTGAATTGTGCTACCCCCATCTGTATGTCCGCACTATCGACCCGATGAAAAGTCTCCAGTCTTTCTCCGAAGAGAATAGCGAGTGGGATACAAAACGCGCTCCTGCCGATCGTGACTGACCAAGTCGTGGCCGTTTTGCCGCTTATGTCGCCTCATCAACTATCCACGCTTCTGACAGACGAGTCCCTAAGTCCATCACGGCGCCCAGTTCTACGAACCTCAAAGATCAACTCTCTTCGCTCCTCTTGATGACCACGATCGGATGCTTCCTGAATACCATGATCGGATTGAGTCGCCCGAGCCACTCCCAGATGAGTTCCTTGTACGCCGCATACTGAATGCGATCCATTTCAAGTGGTTCACCGACCTGAGTATCTTTCCCCTGCATCACCTGCTCGAGCTCATCGAGCGAACCGAACCTGACTCCTTGGTCGATTCTCATACATCCTCTGTGAATGTCACGATGATGCCTGATTCACGATCGATGGCGCCAGCCGGCAGACTCTTCGTATGAATCATCCGCTTAACTTTATTTACAGCGTCCGGTGATGTCTCCGCTTCGACCACTAACTGACCCGTGCGCTTCTCGCGCAGATGTACGATGTACTTCATATCATTCTGCTATCATATACACCCCCGGCTCGTGCTAATTCTGACAACTTGTTTGGAATAATCTTTGCATTCCACGACCGGTGCCGTCGCGGCCATGGAGTAGAAACTTCAAGTAGGTTGAGTGGTTTCTGCATACTCAATTAATTATTGCCACCTCGACTCGCTTCTTACCGAACTCAAACGCCTGCGCCTTTGAATGCATCCATATATCGAACCTTTCACCGAACCGCGAGTGCATGCGATCGTCACATGTGTACTCCTGCCCGGCGATCAACACACGAGTCCCGAATGCATATCGCATTGGACACGCTACGCTCCCGGGTCCCGGGCGAGTACCGGCCGCGTTCTCGAACGGCGTACTGTCTGTCTCGTCAACGCTCGATGTGTACGCAGTGACTGTCGCCACCACCCTCTCGCCCTGTGGGACATCCGTGATGATTATCTGCGCCTCTGCGCTCGGAGTGAGTGCAACCATGAGGACTGTGACCATTGCGATAAATACGACCATGAGTGAGAATGCTAGGATGTCGTTCATGTTAGAAGTCGAAAGTTATTTTGTCCATACTTCAAGTGATGTAATTCGGGTAAGGAACCACTTGTCTAGGGAGTCAACGAGTTTCTTTTCAGCCGACCACGCCGACCACGCCGCCGACCTCGCCGCCGACCTCGCCGCCGACTCCGCCGACCACGCCGCCGACCTCGCCGCCGACCTCGCCGCCGACCTCGCCGCCGACTCCGCCGACCACGCCGACCACGCCGCCGACCTCGCCGCCGACTCCGCCGACCTCGCCGCCGACCTCGCCGCCGACTCCGCCGACCTCGCCGCCGACCACGCCGCCGACTCATTTGCTTTTGTCGGCTCTGCTAACCACTTCTTAGCTGCTTCTATTGCATCACGCGGACGGGAGTCATTTGGATAGACCTGTTCATAATTCTTAATGCACGACTCCGCTGCGAAAATAGAAAACGCAACTGAGTCCGCTTTCTTCCAGTGATAGGCTTTCACGATTCTCATATCAGACCAACACTCTTTGTCGTCTTGAATATCGGAATCACCTTTGACTTCTACTTCGGCAAGTATTTCACCTTGAACATATCCTAGAGCCTGCAGAGGAGTCTTTGATGCGTGAAAACCCAAGTTGCAAATGTCTACTTTATCTTCGTGATACCACTCGCCCACTTTCCACTCGTGATTTCCTGAATCACTTTTGAGTCCAGTGCGGAGGAACTTATATAGTTTTTTAGTTTTCATATCTCCGAGAGGATTACCGTCACGATTCCGATAAACACGACCATGAAGAAGAAACTGAAGATTGTGTCGCGCGTCATAGGAGTATCCATCCGATGATGACAATTAACCAAAAAGCAAAGTATGTCTTTTCAACTGTACTCATACGCCTGCCGCAGCGAGCCGCTGCATCTTATGCGCCCACTCGACCATCGCGATGAAATTGAACACGAAAAATGTCGATGTCCTTCCTGCGTGGGAAACCGCCCACGCGTTCGGTGCCATTCGTTGGATTGTCATAAGCCGTTGTCCTCTAACCGAGCGTGCGAGTAATCATCCTCTTCTTTGACCTCGTCTTCTTCAAGAACTTCCTCGTCTGTGTCCATACTCCTTTGAGTGATTATTAACCGGCTCTCGCCGTACAACCACTATAACATAAAAGATTACTGATATATAACTACAATGGCTACCTGTGGACAAAGTATATTACACCACATTTCTATAAAATACCCTCATTGCACTGGTGCAAGGAGGCTTTTCTGCAAGGAGGTGTTTCTGCAACCATAAGTAATAAGGAGGGACACAAAATAAAACGTATCTTTATAGCAAAATGCCCTCTTTCGAGGACATTCTGCTTATCGAAGGATGCTCACCATAGCTGATGGGCAAAATAGTGGTTGTGCCTACTTACGGGGTGGTACGGCACTAACCAATCCCCAGCCACCTCCCTACCCAATGTTCCCGAGTGGAGTGACCACTTCTCCCTGACTGTTACTGAAGAAGTTCTTGGTCATATAGGTCACGAAACCGATCACCGCGCCATTGATCGCGAGGTTCAATATCTCGCCCCAGTTCGCATTGAAGAGGTCGAACCCAGGCGTCTGAAACGCCGCCGCGATCGGCAGAGCGAATCCCGCGAGAACCGCCATAACAAGACCCTTCTGCACGTCGCTCAAATTCAGTCTGAATATTCCGCTGCTCATGATGTGAATGTTATCAATAACAATCTGACCGCGCTACTACCGAGTGGGGACAGTCTGAATTATTCCGTTGCATTTTGAACAATGTTTCATGTCCCACATTGTACCACATAAACATTTTACTTAACTTTAGTTTTCCCCTTCTTTTTCGTAACCACACTCCCGGGTGGTGCGCCGGGCTTCTCCGAGTATCGGTAGATGCCCTCCTGAGACCCCTGATTCCCCTGTTGTTTGCCCGCTGGTGCCACTTTCGCCACCGGAACCACCTCCGGCGCCTTTGTGGCCGTTTCGGCCGCTGTGGGAGCGATTTTGCCCTTCCCTCCGAGCTTCCCGCGAGTGAGTAGCTTCTTGCCCCACGGAGTAGTGAAAAGCTTCGTGATGCCGTATTCGATACCGATCTTCGGGAGAAGTACCCCGAGTCCGGGGCCGACCGCGAGTACGAGATTGATTCCGACTTGGAGTTTCTCTGCCGTAGGGGATCCAGCTACCATCTTTGTACCCTTACCCATAGCGGCGGCCATCTGCTTGAGGTCCATAAGCTTCTGAAGCTCCTCCGGTGAAAACACTCTCTGCAATACCTTCGTATCATACGCTTCAATCGCCTGCGCGAGCCGGCCGGGCTGAACCTTCCCATCGAGTGTGGCGCGTTCGATGATGTCGTCCGCAATTGAACTTCGGAGCAGATCCTTGAGCTGCTGCAGTCCTCGCTCGCCTACGAGCTCGCGTATAGTGTCATCTCCGTACTTTGTGAGCATTGCCGCAAGCTTCCCGGGATTCATCTTGCCCGTAAGAGGAACGATCGCTGACTGGATGACGGTATTCATGAATGCATCGCCTACCGACTGGAACGCCTCCGCGCCGACGAGCTCCTTGAGTTCGCGAATCGCTGTGGCATCACCTGCTTTTATGAGGGACCCGAATATACGCTCCGGACTCCGGGCGTTCTTAATCGTCCGCCCCATAATAGAATTAATCTTATTGATACCGGCCTTGTAAAATTCATTGGCCGCCTTGAGCGCGTTTGAAGCTTCAACGCCGGATGCTGAAACAGTGGTGTCGAGATCCTTTGAAAGCGCCGCATATATCCGTTTGAGACTTGCTGTGTCGCCTGTAGCGATCGGGTCCGTGCGGTTCCCAAGCTTCGACCCGATATCGGATCGCGTCTGTTTTACATTGGCGAAAGTGCGCTTATCCGCGGTCGAAAGGTTATTACGAAGCGACTGATAGTACCGAGCGGTGTTCCGAGCCGTTGGGTCACTCGATGCCATCTTCTGCGCGATTATCTCGTCGAGAGCTTTCTTAGTCTCATCAAGAATGGCCTGTTGGGTGCCGATGCGTGAGGATGCCTCGTCGTAAAGCTTCGCCTTTGTTTCGTTAAAAGTCTTCGTGGCGGTCGTGAGAGCTCCCTTGAGCTCGGTACCGACATTCTCGAGCGTCACACCCGGCTTTATGAGCGTTTGCGGATCCGCGTACTTTCGGAGCGACTCCGCGACCTTAGACATTCCAGCTTGTGCCTCCTCGACTATCTTTGTAACAGCTGCACCGCCGAACCACGAGCTCTGCGCTATTGCCTCTGCTCCCTGAACTGCACGATTCGTTGTGACGGCTGATACTGGCGCTTCGATGCCGTATTTCTTAAATGTCTCAGCGACATCCGGCGCAGTACTTCTGACTGATGCTCCGAGAATATCGTCCGCTTCCTTTTCTGCTATTGAAACTGCCCTCGTAGGAATCACCGACTTAATCTTCGTACCTACTTTCTCAGCTGCACCGATGACCGGCTGTGTCGCTATCTTCGCACCCTTGGGACCAATCGCGAGAGTGATTGTATCCACGAAATCCTGCACATCTCCGGCAAGTTCAGGATTCGTCTTTGCAATATCGCCAACCTTCGCACCAAAGTCATTCGTAACATCGAGGAATTTCCCGACCCTATCCGACATAGCAATGCGCTGTGCAATTGGGAGATCCGATAGATGCTCTATTGCGCTCTCGATCGTTGCTGAAAGCGGAGCGAATAGAACACGCGCACCAGCACCGACCGCCTGCATTGGAGCTTTGAGAGCAACCAGGGGTTTCTCTATCGCCGGCGCGTTGCCGAACTGCTCGGCAGTTTTTTGTATCCTCGCCGCGCCCGTTTCTCCCTCCTTAGTCGCGATTTCACTGATGCGTTGCACGATGGGTCCCTTAGGAAGATTCGCTCCGGGGATGTTCGATTGCGGCGTGATCGACGGGGCGACTTCTCCGAACGATGCGAAATCAAAACTACCCGACTTCGGTACCACTGGTGCTACTCCGCTTTTCGGCGGCGCCGTTGTCCCTCCGAATGTTGAGAAGTCGAATGCCATACTTAGTCTATAAACTCAATCAGGTACCCTTGCAAATATGCCGAATTCGCCTCCTCCGATGTAACTGACCCCTCTTTTGTTTTTCCATCAGGACTGGTGATTCTGACCTTCTGTGGCTGACCGGCCGCGAGCCCAAATGCACCGCGCACCTTCCTGACTTCCTTCTTGAAGTCTTCGTTGCCGAGACTCGACCGCCCCGCGTCGTTTATACCGAGCGATGACCCAGCATCGGCAATCATTTTGCCTTCAAAGTCGGACACCGCGCCCTGCCCCTTCAGTTTCTGGCGATTCTCCAAAGAGAGGATTGCCTTCAACTGCTTCGCTTTATTCTGTGCGAGCTGTGTTTTAGTTCCGGGAGTGAATGCGCTCAATCCGGGAACACCAGCAATCGCATTCAGTGTGCCGTCGCCAATGTTCAAAAGCTCATTCACGAGACCATAATTCTGTGTAATCTCACCTTCTGCAAGTTTCTTCGCATCACTCTTTTCTGTCGCTTTGTCGATGCTCTCCTGTGTCACCTCCGGCACCCCGACTTTCTTGAACGTTCCATCTCGCTTATTGAGCATGTAAATACCGTCCTTGCGCGAGACCACATCGATATCCTTCGGGTCCACTCCTCCCGATATCGGCAAGTCCACTGTCTCGGTCGTGATAGTCCCGTCCCGATTCTTTTTGAAAAACACTGCCTTATTGCCGAAAATCTCCGGCTTGTCCTTGTTGATGTATGCGTTGCTGTTGGCGATTTTGAGTCCCTGATACAGCTGATCGAACGTCGCCGAATCATATCCTGTCTGATCAAGAAGTTTCTGTCTCTGCTCGCTCGTGAGCTCGGCACCGGATGTTGCCAGTGCAGTGAAATCAGTACGTGCTTGTGTAGCCTGATCCTTAAGAAATGTTGAATAGTCGGTAGCGTTCTTTGATGCAGACGTCTTGGCGTTCTGAATGAGTGAGTCCGCGCGAGTGTTTACACCTGCCAGAATATTGCTTATTTTTTCTGCACTCGCCGCACTGATAGCACGTTCCTCTTGGACATTGGCTTGATAGGTTTTCTCTTCCTGCGTATCTCCAATAGGGCTTCCGATAACGCCAGTCGATGCGCTAAGTGCTCGAGTGCGTCCTGATCTCTCTGTACCTCGAACGCGAGCACTCGCAAGTTCTGTCTGTGTGAGTTCATTGACGGCATCTATTTGCGCCTGTACATCCTTGCGTGCATTCTCGCGGATTGTTGCTTCATTGACTGGTGTAACTGGTGTCTTATCGTTCGCACCGCCGGGATCGAATTGTTCACTACCTCCTGAATAAGGAACGCCGCCGGGCGTACGAGTCGTGACTGTCGCAGGTGTTGGTGTAGGTGCTTGCGATGATTCGAACCTTGAGACACCATTCGGGTCGGTTACATTGTAACCAGTGATTCTGTTTTGTTCGTCGTAAACGGGAGAGTATGCCATATTAGTTTGTGCCATACACTTTGATCACTGTCCCAATCGGTGTATTGAATCCACCCCCACATTGGCTCCAAGTGATCTGCGTTATCTGAGCTGAAGTGTTATTCCATACACCGCTTCCGTTATAGTAATCTGGTGCATGAGCACCTGAATCGCTGGCTGTACCTTGAGCAATTATTGATTTCCGTTTTGCAGATGGATTGTTTATGTCGGCAATTATATATGCGTCGGTCGTAGTAGCATTACCAAAACCCAATTGAAATAACGTCACATCAGAATTGATATTTCTTAAAATATTGTTTACGAATTGCTTGCTTGCATATTTCGCGGTCGCGTCGCTGTTGAATTGCATACAAAAATTATCATGCGTCGCACCCGGCACATACACAACCACCTTTAAATTGTCATATGCCGCGAAAGAAGTCGTACTTGCAAACAGCATAGTCGCAGTCGTCGTAGTAGATATGAGTGGTACGCCGCTAATCGTCGCCCAAGATAGGTTCCCGCTCCCGTCATTTTGAAGAGAAGTTCCGGCTGACTGTGAAGTAGGAAAAACATACGCAAGCGAATTAAGTGTAAGATTCTTGACCGAAGAAGCGGCTATATTTATAGCACCAGTGAAGGTGAAGTTTGCAGTTAAATCAATCCATGCTTGCTTAATCTTTCCTGTCAAATCTGCGATGACACTACATCCAGCACCGGCCGTTCCGGTATATCCTGTTGCGCATCCGTACTGAGGTGTATCAGTTGCGTTCTGCGCCTGCATTACATACGGAGTATTAACCGTCGTTGGTGTAGACGACGCCGCTTGCAGAGCAGTCGCGAGTCGAACGAGGCCAGTTACGGATTCACTTGAGGTTGCTCCACCAGCAAGGACTCCGCTATCGACATATGTTTTGTCGACAATCTGCGTCCCGACTGAAAATGTCGGGTGCGATGTATATGAAAGTATATTCGGGAATGTGCCGATGCCGTTCACGATGCGCGAGAGAATCATCAGTTGAGGACCATCCGTTATCTTCACTGAAGCCCCGCGCCGGTGGCTCTTTTTTAGAGTTGCCACAGTGGTCGTACCAGTGATGACGGATACTCCACGTGTCATATTCGTACATGCCGTGCTTGTACAATCGGCCAGCACCATTTCCTGTGAAGCGGTACCCTCGTCGATGATGAACGCATAGGTGCTTGATGCGAGCGTAGTACCTGCAAGATCGGAAGCCGATGTGAGGGTCATCGATGTCGCGCTTGACGATATGGCACTCGCAAGTGAAGTTCCGAAGAGGGCGATGCTTGTCGGTACGTCGTTAGTGGCGCCAAGCATCTGCTGTGCCTTTAGAGTAGAGAACTCATCTTGCACCTTCATGAATTCATTCCATATCGTTGCGGTCTCGATTTTAGTCGCATACGGCTGGAGATTAACCGGCGGAGTGAAAAGACCAGAGAACATCAGTGAGATTCCCGAAACTATCACTGCGATGGCGGATAGGAGAGTGCTCATGGCGTTATTATACAAGGTTTATAAAATAAATGAAGTGTTGTCCACATATCAGTTGCGATATTTCTGCGGGATTTTATTATTCTTCACCCGGATGTCGCGAAACCTCACGAGCGAAAAGCTAAAATAGCCTATTCCGTCGATCGGCGCGAGCGGGTCGGTGATATCTATCCCGCGCTCGAATCGAATCTTTACGCGCTCGAACTTATCGAGTCGCATCGGCAATGAACGGAAGTAGTGATACGCCGTGATGTTATCTCCAACGCCCACTTGCCCTCCTATAGGGTGCCTCCCAATGGTATCCGCGCCCACGTCAACCGATTGGCTCCGGTCGACGTAAGAACCCGAGCCGAGTATCTGCCCTATAGTGACGAACGCCCCATCATCCACGGATGCCTTCACGTCGAATACCTGATCGGGGCCGATATTGCCCTCTATCTCGAGGTACTTGACCTTCTTGAGTACCCCGGGATACTCCAAATCCCATTCGTTTAGTTCGGCGAAGCCGTCCACTACCGATCCGTCATCGTCACTGCCCGAGAATACGGTGACCACGTTCCCGGTGATTGACTCGCCGAATATGAGAGTTCCGCCGTATACTTTTGCGCAGAGACCCCAGTAATCAACGATGTCGAACGCCTTCCAAATCTTGTTGTACATCACGAATCGGTTGTTGCTCGCCGAGCCCTCCGTTCGGCAACCGACGATGATGTAGTCTTCCCATTCTTCAATGAAGCACTTGTCGAAAAGATACGCCGAGAGGTCGATGTTGTCTGACACTACTTTACCATCGATAGCTGTAGACCCGCCCTGAAGCCTGATGACTTTCAATCGCGGCTGCCCTTTATCGACTGCGTTGATATAGAAAATACCAAGCGATGTGCCTTTGATGGCGCGATGATTCGGTATACCCTCCCTATCACGAAAAATAAGATTGCTCGCGGCAGTGTCGTCCTTGGTAAGTGTGAGCGCATAGGTATTGCGTTTGTGCATGCAATACTCCGTGTCGCCGTAACTTTCAATACCCATGAGAGGTCCGCCGTCTCCTTGTATTAAAACATTTCCTTGTGCAGCGACTCGGGTCGCCGAGAATGAAAAGTCCGCGATGCCAGTACTGGTAGTATCTTCCCACTGATAATCTGCTGTACCGGCTCCGACAAGCGTAGTAGTAACTGCGCCGGTAGTATAATTAATTGTTCCACTTGCTCCCAAGTCTCCAGTGAGAGTTCCATCCCGATTATCGGAAAGTATTTCACCCGATGCCGTGTGCGTTATCACAACTCCAAAGCATGTGCGCTTACTACCTGCCGCCTTGAATGCAAGTGTTGCCGTTGCCACACTCGCGAGCGCCTCAGCAGTGACGGTCGTATACGCGCGCGCATCGATGTACGACATGTACACATTCTGTTCGTCCTTACGCCCCGATCCGCTTGCCGCGTTACGATTCCACAAGAACATGCGCGACTGCTTGATGCGGATGAAACCGCGAAACACGGTGGAAAGTAAATCGGTGATGCTTCCCGGATTAGCGATAAGAATCTTGTAAATAGACGATAGAGGACTCGACCAGAATCCTTGAGCTCCAGCTTGTGAGCCGTAGGTATCGAACTCGAAATCGTCGCTGTTGGATGCCGTTGGAGCCGCATCACTACCTGTCTCGAGCCATCCTTCCGTCACTGAATCGTAGTATTCGAATTTGCGCGTGCCGTGTCTCTTGCGGAATGGTATCTCTGTGCCAGAAGAGTCGAGCTTCGTTCCTACGCCGAGGCCGGCAACCGAACCTGCACCGATGTCCGCACCGAGAATCTTCGAACCCCTGCGCAATTCCATGTGATCGCCCTTGGTGAGAAAGTTCAAAGATTTAGATATAGATCCAATGGGAATTGAATTTGGCTCTATAAGATCAATCGTTCCCTTATCCCATGTTCTCATTTCTTTTGAAATCATTTTAGTAGTTCGGTATGTCTACAACATCCGCTGGCGTGAACTCGTTGCCCGACCGCAACGGCGTGGAACTGTTACCGAATAACTTCATCCGGCGCTTCGTATCCCAAGAAATCATCGCGTTGTAGAGTTCGCGGTGCGCGGCGTTTAGATACGGCACTTGCTGACGAGCGATATCATCCGCATCGATGCCTCCGAGATGCATGGCAGCCATGTCGAATGCGATGATGGGCACGAACCGCGCCGGCCATACGATCGTGGTAGTGAGTGCTTTCTGTGCCGTTGAAAGCCCAACGAGAGATGTCGGGAGTCGTTTATACCATAGATAAATCGTCTGCGCCGATCCGCCAGTGAAGACTATCTTTTTGTTGAGATAGTCGATAGAGTATCGATTCATCGCGCCGATGTGATTGAGCACATCCTCATACGGAGACGGTAGGTATTCGTTCTGGCCGCCGGCGCCACCGAACACCCTGTATGGTTCCTCAAAGTCTGCCGGAAGCGAGTGTTGTGTCTGCCACGTATCGTTCGCGCCTTGCGTAATGCTTGAATCGAGCTTCATCAAAAATGTCCATGCACGCATGTCATTTCTTTTTGAGTACGCGACATCTGCGAGAACTGATTCAGTTACGGTGTCCACTTCATCGTCTACCAAGTCACGAAAAAAGGTCATTAGGTCGTCGTATGACATAGTCGTAGTTTATCGAATAAAGTGGCGAATGGCGATACTATCCGAGTGAAGAACGTCTTGCTTTTCTCTGCTTCTACCACCGCTTTCTCCGCATCCTCCCTCGGCATATCGAGGAAAGTGAATGCTCCGAATGTGAACGCTTGATTCAGTGCCTCTCGCTTAATCCAGAAAATACCATTGTCGCCGATGGATTTGCCGTTTGAGAGTTGCAGTTTGATGTAGTCCCCGCGCCAGCCGAATGCTTTGACCGCATGCCCGAATGTCTGACCGGACGGCGCTGTCTCGATTGTGGGACCGTCGTAGGTCCATACCGATCGCCAGTTGCATCCGGTAAAGATTGACCGCTTCTCGTTACGCGTTTGCCACATCGCACTGCGCATGTTATCGAATACGTCGCCGGGACCATCTACTGTAAAGAACGTTTTCTTAGCATGCTTTTTAGCTTCCTCTTTTTCATCCTGCGTAAAAGGATAAGTCGCCGCCCACTCACGATCCTCTTGCGTTGCAGGATTAGTGATCTTCGATAAATCCTTTGCCTCGAGGAATCCCCAAGGCCCCTCCTTTCGAAGCATGGCCGACTTACAGGCCGACCGCAGGTCCGCCCCCCACTCCGCAGGATTGCCCGTTATAGACTTCGTGGAGCCAAATGTGAAGAAAGGGTCAAGTGCCACTCCTTCCTCGTCCTCTGACACAGCAGTGAGGGCGTAGGCGGTGCACATATCAGTCTGCCCTTGATCCTTGATTATAAGTGGCTTTGCAACTTCATACTCATCCGGCAAGTCCGTTGGAACCGCATTCCCTACCACCGCGCCGAGCTTGAAATCGCGCTCGTCTACAGGTGTCGGCCAGAGTGAATTGGTAGGGTGTTTCATGTTCATTTTATACCGAGCTTAATTTGCCCCCACGCCACTACTCCTGCTGCCAGAATCAGAAGCCATTTGAAAAGTACGGTCAAGCCCACTTTCGCTTGTATGAAAGGTTCTACTTGTGCGATGTGTAAATCAACTTTCTTCTCAAAGGTGTCAGCCCGTTCGTTTTGAGTGACAAGTATCTTATGAATCGCGTCTATCTTTACATTGACAACATCCTCAATCTTTTTCTCTACCGCGCCTATGATTGCTTTGGTTTCAAGGTTCATATCAGAATATCCGATTCATACTATTCATACTTCTCACACCGCCCCACGAACCAGTCGCTTGTGAACGTTGCGCCGGATATCACCACATTCGTCGGCGTTGAAGAAGCGACCACCGCGACGGCTGTTCCAGTCTCCTGCGTTATGGTACACACTGGTGCGGTGGTAAATGTCTTCGAGAATGTAATGGTGCAAGATGTGGCAAGCACGCTTCCCGCAAGCACACGCCAGTTCGTGTCATTGCCATAAATTGCGGGAGAGGTGCCGCAAGAAGATACCGTTGGTATTACGCCTGAAGTAACAAGATGTCCTTTTGAATCTATAGAGAAGTTCGGAAGTCCATTGTTTGTGGTAGTTGCGACAGCGAAGGTTCCGATAGCGGTAAGTTTGTATGCTGGACTTGTCGTGCTGATGCCTATATTTCCGCTTGAAAGGACCGTGCCCTCTCCATTGATACCTGTCCCGAAGATCAGATTGCCTATATTGAGTTGATTGGAGCCGTTAATCGAGGGGAGTGCAATATCATAGCCGATAGCTATATTGTTTGCGCCTGTAGCAGTGGTAGATGCAACGAAAGTGCCAAAGAAGGTGTTCCTACTACCTGTAGTGAGCGCTTGTCCATTTAAATACCCAAAAAGAGAATTACTGGTGAAAGAGTTGCTTGCGACACCCTTTCCAGCATTTGATCCGACTGCGGTATTGAAGAACCCTGTCTGAGTGTTATTGAGAGATGTGTCTCCAATGGCGACATTGTTTGACCCTGTGCTGATTCGTTGTCCTGCCCCACTACCAAAGGCAGAATTAGATCCCACAGTCGTCTGAGCAAGTGTGTTATTACCAAATGCAGAATTAGATCCACCACTCACGTTAGCAAAGAGAGTGCCATTACCAAAGGCGTTATTGGAGTTGCCCGATACGTTTGACTGCATCGAGTTCAGTCCAAAAGCGTTGTTGAATCCACCAGTAGTATTACTTTTAAGTGTGTTGAATCCGAAAGCACTATTTGCTGGTGCCGTGTTGACTGAAAGAGCATTTAATCCAATCGCCGTCTCGGATGAGTTCGCCACAAATAGAGGTGTTGTGTTGACGAAAAATACACCACCCGTCGTCTGAATATTAAGGTTGACCGCGCCAAGTGATGCATCTGCAATGTTATCAGTATAGGTTGTGGTCGTATTATTATTTATGGTTGTGACCAGATACATTGCTCTAAACACACCATCTGCTGTCTTATTTCGGTATATATTGCGTGCAATGACATTCCCATCGGAGGATACAGGAATGCTCGTCAGATTTATTTGCTGTGAGACTGGAGAGATCGTTGATGATAATGAACCCACTTCTGTCTCACTTGTCGCAGTAACATAAGAAACGCGATAGGAATAGCTTCCAGTAAGCACGCCCGCTGCACCAAGTGCAATGATCGGAGTACCTGTTGGCGCGAGCACCGACGAAAATCTGATATCGCCAGCATCTATGTCGAGCTTTTTCTGCGGATTCGTCGTCCCGATGCCGACGTTGCCGCTAATCGTTGCAAGATTCACATTCGACGTGAAGGTTGATGAAGCAGTTGAGAGGAAGCCATTGAGGAATCCGAGCGTAGTCGAAGTGGCGTTGCCGTAAGAGACTGGGGTGAATGGGAATTCCCCACCGGCCGACGACCATGCAGTGATACAGTCCGGCGAAGCATTATTGATACAGAACGTCGTCGCATACGAACGCGATGTCGTCGCTGTCGAGAATGGCAAGTATATATTCTTTCCATTCGTGCGCGGTGTGATCGCCGAGAATGGTGTCGAGGTGCTTGTCCACTGATCGAGTGTATTGATCGTCCCCGTCCCCCCGCCGAGACCTTGCACGGTCACCATTGATGCTATCTTTCCGATGATTACGATGAGTGTACCAACAATGATTGTGCTGACGATGATTTGTCTCAATTTCATGGATTTTTCATTATATTTCTCATAGCATCTTCCCATCGAACCGCAACTGGCTCATCGACCATTGCCTTATCGATTGCTTCTCGTACCACGGCTTCAATTTTTTCTGCGGCAGACAATCGTTTATTCGTCGACAATGTATTCCCTTTTTTGATCTCATCGACCAGTTCCAAGTGATTCTTCGTAACTAATTGATTCGCTTCATCAATGCGATCTTTCGCATCGTCGAGTGATTTTTGTATCAAAGATAGTTCGTTTTTAAGTTTTTCCGGTATATTTGATTCTACTTGCTCGATCATCTTGCCAATATCCGCGATGACCCTTGTTATTGACGAGAAATCGACCGCTGGGACCACTGTACGAGCCGATTCGACTGTTTGCACGATATGCGCCTTCAAATCGCCCGTAGCCCCATTTATTGCACTATTCACGATGCCTCGAATGTCTATCGGCGGTTCCGGAACTTTTTCTGCCGCCAGAAGTGCGGCCGCTATTATTTCCTCGATTCGTTTATAACTAATACTGCTTCCCCCTCCGCCGAAATGTTGCTGTCGCATCTCGACGAGATATGTCTCAATTTCCTGTCCATATACATCGCTCAATGTAGTGTACCCGCTATCCGTGTAGACGCGCGTTGAAATCGAAATGTAGATTGCATCGCTCGACTTCGACGGCACCTGATATTCAGTTGAGAATCGCTGACCACCGCGATCCGTTAAATCCTTGGTATCTAACAATGCATCCGTCCGGGCATTGCGGATAGTGGCTCGCACATAGTACGTACCCGTATCATTCGGGTCCGCGAGTTGCCTGACTATCGCAAATACTTCTCCGGGTGAAAGTTGCATAGATGTTTATATCGTTTCTGATACCGTAATTGCTTGAGAAGTAAAGCTGTATACCCTCCACGCGGAACATCCGTATATGCCAGAATCATACGCAACCGTGGTGCTTGCTAACTGTAGGTGGCCGCTTACGCCAGATGGAACAAACCCTATCAGATCGGTAAGCCCGATCATAATTGGACTCGCGTACGTCGTTATGATACGTGAATTGCATGTGCTGCTTGCGAATACAAGAGATGCTGTTGTGTTCACAGTAGCGGGTGATGTGGTTGACACTTTTGTAACAAGTCCTATTGGTGCGCCACCGGCATTTTGTGCGACCGGTGCATACTTCTCATTCGTTACCTTGCCAACCGAATCATAGAGATACCAGAGTCCGCCGATGACCGAGCCGGCGATTGCTGTCCATATTGCGATTGCTAAGATGTTTTTCATAGTTGTGTAAGTGATTAATTTCTACGGTACCGCCCTGACCCCAGCGGCCGAAGCCGCTGTTCGTCAAAGCGCTACAGTGATGGAGCGCCTGCTCGTGAACTATGCACGCGCACATTGAAGATCGGGTTGAAACCGCGATTTGTAGAAGTCGCAGTCTCACATGCCGCTCCATTCGCCGCACCCGCGATAGAACAAGCAGTGGTGTCCTGTTGAAGGACTCCGTACACGCATGACCCTGTAGGAATCAATATCGCGCCGTTACCCTTTCCTTGTACTGCCGCGTAAACGGAATTCGTCGTCGAAGCTGTCGTTGAGGTTGCAATGCCGAGCGCTTGAATAAGCGCTCGTTTGCCCTCCGCAAGTGTGCCGAAGTCTACCCACGTGGCGATCGACGTTGAAGTGGTCGCGAAAATCGAAAACTTCGTCGTCGAACTTGCCGTCTCGCCGGTAAGTACGACCGCCGAACCGAAGTCCGACAGCACATCCTGACCCGTGCGATTGCAGTAGACCTGAACACTCGTTGCTTGTGGCGGGAGTTTCGCACTCGCCCACTTCATGTTGAGATCGCCCGCTTTGATACCGTCGATGAACTCCTGAAGTCCCGCGCGTTCGCCTCCCACATTCTGTCCTGCCGGAGCCTGAGCTCCGCCGAAGATTGAGAACGCGAGTGCGACAATCGCAATAGCAACGGCGGCGACTCCGACGAACTTACCATTGGAAGTTTCCATAGGTGTGAATCGTTATGCCGTTAAGGCCGTGCTATTAGAAGACTCCTTGACCGGAATCTGCGCGAACTCTCACGTCGACAAGGGCCCGAGCGCCCTCCGCGAAAGTCTTAAGTCCGTACAGTGTGTACGGAAGAACGTTTTTGCCGAGCTTATCCGGCACTTCCTTAACTTCGACTTTAGGCTTGGCTTGAATGACGAGGTCAATCGATCCGGCCTTGCCGAAGAGTTGGTGCTGAATCTGAAGCGCACCCGTCCATACGTCTGCCGCTGGAGTGAGAGTCTCCGAGACAGCGATCAAACCGACACCCTCAAATACGATGTCGATATAGGTCGTGCCATTGGTGGCTGTCATACCGATAAGCAGATCGCGGTTTGCGGCCGTGACCTCGAAATACGTGTCGACTGCGCCCACCGTGGCCGCATATCCCTGCGTATTGTTGAGGGCTTCGGTAAACTGTGCCGAGCACAGCGCCGCCGTTGCCTGAATGGAGAAGTCTCCAGACGATACAGCCGAACCATCTGCACGTGCGGTGAACACGACACCGTTGATGGTGACAGTGTCAGCAGCAGTGAAGATCGTCGAAGTGACCAAACGAGCGGAGAACGCGAGCGAATTCGACACGTGGAGTTTGAATCCCATGTACGAACCGATGTTCCCGTTCACGCCTGTCGTGTCGCCGAGCGGAGTCTCGCGGTTCGAGAAGAAGCTCAATAGCACGCTCTCAACTTCTGGCGAGATGATGGCGACGAGATTCGTGAGACCGCCGGGAAGGTTCTGCTTTTGCAGCTTCTTCTTTGCCTCGGTGAACATCTTGAGAATGTTCGCCGTGGTAAGGGTGTAGCCGTTGCCAGCAGTACCGCCGTTGATCTCCACATCGTCCACCTTGGACGTTGCGTTTGCGTACTCGCCGAGGACGTCGCCGTCGATGAAGTTCGTGAGAACTGTCGCTGCGTCGTCCGCGTACTCATTAAGAACTCGATAGTTGTGTTGCAACGCATCGAGATCGTCCACGTAGAACGGAACCACCTTCGAAACGTTCACCGTGAGCGTCTCATCCGTGTCCGTGAGGTCACGAATGGTGACGGCCGTTCCACGCGTGTAGGTACGCGCGTAGAGGGTCGAACGATATGGACGATGAACAGTCTGACCCTTTGTGAGGGTAGCCTGCTCTTCCATGCTCACGATGGCAACGTATACCGCCTGTCGGTATGCCGTTCGTTGCATGCGTCGCGACCAATAGGCCGCAAAGGATGCCGAACTGAATGAATTTGCCATAACGATTAAATTAGACCGAATAAATCCGGTGCAGTAATCGTTGGCAATTCCTTTTTAGGGATAAATGTTACCGATACTGCTACTTCCGACCTTTCGGTACGGTTGTCCGGGTGAATCGGCTGTTTCCACCTCCGATCCGACTCGTGAATTCTTCGAACTCACTGTCGCTCATGTTGTCGATCTGCTCTGGCGTAAGATCGTCGAGCGTTGTCGGCGATGCAGGAGCACGTCCTGCACCTCCCTTTCCACTCTCTGCACTTGTGCGACCCGTTGGGACCGTTGGTGCGATGAGATTCGGATTGAGTCGGATGATGTCTGCAACCGAGTAGTTGGCATAGGTTGTGGTGTACGCGAGTTCCTTGATCTTGGCGTTCATTTCCGCGGTGACCGGCTTATCGCCGAGTACGAGCTTCAAAGCATCCTGAGCGGACTGTCCGCCCAACTCAGCTTCAAAACCCTGTGCCTCTTTGATCTCCTTGTCGCGCTGTTGTGAAGTCGCGATTGTCGTCTTGATCTCGTTTATACCCAGTCGTGATTCGATAACGGATGTCATTCGGTCGAGCATCGCTCCTGCAACCTCCGGAGTTATGTTGAACTCCTCGGCGAGCTTGCCTACATCTTCCGATGTGGCGCCGCCTTTTTGCGTGGTCGCTTTTGCGAGAGCCTGTTCAAGTTCGGTGGCGTGACGCGCCTCCAACTCTTGCTCAAACTTTTTCAGCTCTTCCTTGTGCTTCCATATCGGCATTGACTGTGGAGTGCGTCCCGGCTTGTCCGGGTCTTCCCCTGTGCCTTCTGCCGCTATCCGAGCCGCTTCCGCTTCCGCGGCCAGCTCTTCGGCGGTTTTTTCAACGTGCTGTTCGTCCGGTTTCTTTTCTTCTGCAATATCGACGAGCGTACCGTCCGCTTCTTGCTCTTCGATTACTTCTGGGTCGGCGCCTGCAACGATAGCTGCTTTGCCGGCCTCGGTCTTCGGTTCGTAAGCCATAAAAATTAGACCAGTGGTCATTAGTGTCGCCACACACGCGACAGAGGACTTTTTCGGGAGTAACTCATTCCCAGACAGTTAATCGGGCTGCCACACACCCCGCGTTTCCCTTTCGGGACCCGGCTCTTCGTTCGATTGTTCGAGCAGAGAGCCGGAACCCGTCCGGCGGTGGTTATTCTGCCACTACAGTGCGACCTTCTGCCTTCCCGGCGAACTCCGCCGCGAGGTCAAGAAATCCCGCGCCATGCTCCGCATTGGAGTATGTGCGAATGAGACCATTCGCATCATGCACCTGCACGGCTGAAGCATTCTTCGAGATACCTCCCAAAGCTTCTTTGGCCGCCTTCGCCGCCGCGACCTCCGCCGCCTTAGCGGCAACTGCTGCCTCCTTGGCTGCCTTCGCTTCTGCTATCTCTACCGGTGTTTTCTTTGCCATAACAATTAAAATTATGTATAACGTCGCACACTCTTCTTGCCCTTATCGACCCTACCCTTCGGCATCATCTTTTTGGTCGGAGTGCCGACCATTCCTTTCATCCTCTCTGGTACAACTCTTTTCATTATGTTCATCATAGCAGTTTACTCTTCGCTCGGGGCGTTATCCCCAAGCTGTCCGTCCAATTCTTCGTCGAGTGTTTTTTCTATACTCTCAATCGTCTGGTCGACATCGAAGAATGAAAGTATCCATCGCACCTCACCTCGTCGTGCGAAATATGCGTGGCGCTTAATCTCTTCGAGGTCTTCCTTGTTCGACAAGATAAGCGAGTACTGCCGCTCTCGATCGCGCAGGGTCTTGAGCAGTAATTTGAACGCCGGATGATCGCCGAGATTCTTCTTGAGCGATGCGGTCTTGAGGGCTTTTTGCATCGCTTGCACAGCGCTCTGCTGGTCTGGCCTGTAATTATCAAGTTGCTCCACCAACTTTGACATCTTGATATCGACGTTGCTCATACTCGTGAAAAGTTACCGTGGTATTTAATACACGCTTCTACATACGCTTCGTGAGCATCAAATTTTGATACGAAAAGTCCGATATTGACCTTCTTCCCGTTCGTCATTATTTCAACCCTCCACTTTCCAGTAGCCTTATGAAGGCACACACCTTTGAATCCAGATGTATTGTCCTTATGCATTTTCACGTTTCTGGTATTTTCCGCATGAGTGCATACTCTCAAATTACTGCGCTGGTTATTCAACCCATCGCCATCGATGTGGTCAGTGTCCATTCCTTCCGGAGTCTCCATGATCTCGCGATGCATTTTTACCGAAGTAGCCTTCCCTTTAATTCGCTTGGTATTGCGCGATGCATAAAATGTACTTCCGTCTTTTCGTGCATTCCATTTGTGCAACCTTAACCATTCAAAATCTTTGTCGTCTACGAGGGCGTATTTTCCTTGCGATAGTGGTATTTGTTTCATAGCATTATGCGCCAGTTATCGGCGTGCCGGCGGCCGCGGCGGCCTGCGGCGTGGTAGGTGTGCCCATGAAAGCAGTGTTATCCGCAACAGGTGAACCCGGGATGACCGTTTGACCTGTTGGTGCGCCGATACCACCTTCTGGAGCAGGAACGCCCCCTTGCCCCATTTTTGCGCCTTCCATCGCTATTTGTAACCTCGTTTTACGCATCATATTTTCAACCGCGATGCCCATGTGCGCTCCGGCATAGTCCATGAGTGCTGTGTATGTATCCAGATCGAGGTCGTCGGAATCCTGTGCGAAGTCGACGATCGTCTGCATGTAAAGCGTAGTGGCTCCGCGATGTTGCTTCGGTGTCTTGCCGAGCAGTATCTCTTGAATGGCCTGATGCGCTTGTGAAATAAGAAGCTCCGAACCGGGCGGTTGGTTATCGAGAAACCTCTTGACCTCTCCGTCCTCCCACCCGGCGTTGCGAAGACTCTCCTCGATAAGTACATCGGGATTCATTCGTGCCGCCGTATTAGGGTTCGCCATGAGAAGCGCAAGTGCATTCTCTTTGGTATTTTTCTTAATCTCGTCCGCGGCCGCCTCCGCCTGACCGCCGACAATCGTGATATCAAACTCCTGCACTTGCTTGTCGACATCGCTCTTTGTAAGAATCGTCCAGTTGTATCCCTTGTCACCAATCATGCGCACCATCACGCCATCGCTCGTGATGTTCTCTTTGATTCCATAAAAGAACTTGAGTCCCTTACTGCCCCATGCTTCGCTGTAAGATTTATTGTACAAACCAAGACGGTCGGCGACCTGTTGCAAATTACCGAAATAGATGCCAACGCGCTTATCCTCCGTTGCGCCTTGTGAGCCGGGCGTGATGCCGGTCTTAGTACCTGATATCTGATCCATGTACGTCATGAGATTGATGGTGGCCGCTTCGTCCACGCCTTCAATCTTGAGCTCGTAAATGCCTGACGATATTGCTTGCGTCGCTGACATGCCAGCCGTGACCTCTACCAGCCCGTCCGGTCGCCATTCGAGCTGTGCCGGGTCCGTGAACACGGCCGGATCGTAAGCACGCTGATGATAAATCTTGCGGTCACGCGCGTCGAGCGCCTGATTGAAAATGACGTTCATCGAATCTGCTACCGGGCGCATATCGTCCGCCGGCGCCTTCGACCAGAAGTTGAAAGCGTCCGGGTGCGTGTGCCACGCATCAAACGGGTCGCAGTCATTCTCGAATACATCGGTCAACGGACATCCGCGAATCCAGATACCAGTGTGCGGTTCGAATAGCAGGTAATACTTCTCGCCGTTGTCGGGGTCTTCCATATACCACTCCACGAAGTTGTAAATCGGAATGCCGACATAACTTCCCTGATCCACATTGAAACCGAGTGCGCGCAATCGGTCGGTCTTCTCCATGTAGAGTTGCTGGAACTCCTTCTGATCGCGGGACCCGAACGAAATAAGAAGTTTGAGAACCTGACGACGATTGTACGTTGCGTTCGTTCCTGTGGCTCCGCGCGTAAGCTGTGACTTTGTCTTAAAAATGTTGCGCTGACCCTTGAACGTATGATTCTGCAAAAGCTGTCCGCCCATCGGCTCGCATTCGAAGTCGAGATAATCGATGACATCGTACACGCTGACGTACTTGCCGTCCTCGTTACGATACGCGTAGGTCTTGCTGATGCCGACACCCGAGAGCGTTGCAAGTTTCTTCTCCTGACGGTCTTTGAGCGCCCACTGATTTTTTACTGAAATGGACTCCTGATCCCACTTCGCTTGAACCTTCTGCGCGAGCTCCATATCCGCAACGTCCTGATATCCGTACTTCACGCGCGGTGGATCATCAATCTTCGAAAGCAGAGTGTCCACATAACCTGACATGAGCGGGAGCGGCACATTCCATCGCCCCTTGAGTGCCTTCTTCGTCTTGCCGTAGTACAGGTCTTCGTTTTTCTGAATCTCCATCATGCGCTTCTCCTTGTACTTCATCGACGTAAGAAGTTGCTGTTGTGCTATCGCAACAAGTCGCTCGGCACGCTTCTCTTCGGGTGTTTGTGCTGCGAAAAGCTCCTCGTTTGAAATAGGAGACTTGATCGGCTCTTCGACGTTAGACTTCTTGGCCATGTTGTGTGAAAAGCTGTCGCCAGAATGCTGGGCTCACGAATCTACGAAAATCTCGATGATACGGCTCCTGCCCTCCGTTCTCTGTCTTCATCTCTTGGCTCTTCTCGAGGTACTCGAGCTCGAACGCCATGTACTCCTCCGAGAGCTTTGATGATGCGATGTCGTGCGCGGCATCCAATCCGTCCTGCTTATCTTTGTACACGTCCCGAATCTCCTGCACCTTTTCTCTCTGCCACGTTGATACCATGTGCGATGCATAAAATTGCTGAAGCTTCTTTGACAACGCGACCGCTGGCTTCTTCGCCTCCTCGGCTCGTCTCGCACGTGAAGCTCGTGAGATGTTACCCATTGCCTCTATTGTACTTGACCGATAGTGAAAGCGATAGTGGGGCTGTGTATAACGCAAACGCCCCGAGCTGGTGGCGGGGCGTTGTGCTATACTATGCTGGTAATGGCGACCTCTGGCGGGGTTGCTTTTTGTTTTGCCTCACTATCCCGATACCCTGTTGCGGCAGCGACTGCCGCGTACCGCTTCGCGAACCCTGCTTGCTTCACGAGCTTCATCTGATTCTTACTCTTGAGATGCCGGTAGATTCCTGCGACGTAAGTTATCCGTGGTATTCCGACACACTCTCATTCACACCCTGACGGTACGGCACTTTCTTCGTGACAACCGCGACGTTGCGCATCTCGAATGCGATGCACCCTGCGCGGAGTAAATCGAAGTGTCGCGTGATGCCCTCCACTTCGCTCCGGCGACTCGCTGAATCAAGGTCGCGCTTCGTGAACGCGCGCATCTCCATCAAGAGTGCGAGTGACGGCACCTCGAGCTCGCCATCGTTGTACGCGGTACGAAACGCGAAATAGATAGCCGCAACGTTCGCGCTCGTTGCTTCCCATCCGAGGTCTTTGGTAACGCGCTGATCCACCGTATCCGTCTTGACCTGCTGATAGATACGCGGATACTTGAGCACCTTGAGCTGGGTGACGGTTGCATAGCCGGTGTTGTTGAGCTCCGGGGCCAGTAAGCATTCGCCGAATAGATTCCCATGCGCGCGCATCTCGTAAGCAAACATGTCCGGTGAAATGGTGTTGCTCGCATAGGTCCCGATAACCTTAGCCGCCACACCGGCGCCGGGCGAAAACCTGATGCCCACATCTGCGCATGAGTCCCTCCCGACTCCCTTGGCCGTGTCACCACCGAATGCGTAGCGGTACTTCGCTACATACTCCTCGAATATAGAAAGCCCTCCGACCGCGCGGAGTGCCGGCTTCATCTTTGCCTTCGCAATATCCTTGTCGATCCGTTCTCTATCGAAGAACGGCTCACCGGCCGCCTCGGGGTTATTCATCATCTCGGCTTCGTACACTTTGCGACCGGATGCGTTCAAGTCCTGCTTCAACTGCATGAGCGACACGACCCACTCCTTGCGCTCGCGCCCGGCGTTTATCTGAACCGCTTCCTCGTTCGTGCGCACATACTTGTCCGGCCATGCTATCTCCCCATCCTTTTCTACCGCGACCATCTGCACGCGCCACGCGATAGGATTTGCGGCCGCCTCCGCGATCATCTGCGCTACCGATCCGACCTCACTGATGTAGTTGCCGAGGAATAAGACTTGCCCATCTACCGAGAGCCCTGCCTTGAGCTCATCGATGTGCTTGATTATCTTCGTCGTCACCGGCGCTGACTCCGTGGTCTTGGTGGTCTCGTAATCCTCCACCACGTAGAGATCAGGTCGGAACCTGTCGAAGATGCGCCCGCGCGTGCCCTCCTGCGTCGTGTACGCCTTGACCTTGACCCTGTTGGTCGTGATGAACTCGCCCATGCGCTTCATCTTGGAATATCTGGCAACTGCCTTCGGGTCCTCATAGAACAGCTGACCGAAGTCCGCGACCAGTCGCCTATTGGTCTGCAACCACGTCGAAATATCGAAGAGCGCCTGCTCGCTGTTGCTCTTGTCGTATGCATCCCAGTTGATGAATCGCTTCTTGCGGTAGGCGATGCAGTAGACGACGTACATCTTCGCAACAGTGGTCTTGGCCGACTCACGAAACATGACCCATAAAAGAAAGCGAAACTTGCCTCGTGTGAACTCATTCAAAAGCTTATACATCACCCATTGAAAGCCGGGTATCGCGTAGGTGAAATGCTCCGCGAAATAATACATAGCGAACAGTGCGAAGTCCTGCTCGCATGCGTACACGCGTGCATCGCGCTTTGCCGTGACGACCCATTCCAATAGTTCGCGGCCGATCATGTTATCTGTGGTTGATGTAGTAATCGTATGCCGGCGCACCGTATGCTCTGTTCACTTCCGCAAGACTGAATCCAGTAACTGCCGAAACCTCCGCCGATGTTTTACCCGACTCCTTGATTATCTTCACTTGCTCGTATTGTATCTGTGCGAACGGCGGTGTCTTTATCCTCGGCGTTCTGAATGAGATACCATTGCGCGATAGGTATCGCAGAATGGTCGCACGTGACCGCCCTACACGCTCCGCAATTTCATCAACCGGCAATCCCTCGTCTCGTTTCAAACTGACGATCGTCTCGACTTCGTCCTCCGTAAGCGGATTATTATACCCAGTCGGCTTTGCATCACTGAGTACCAACTTGCTCATGGCGCTGTGTTCTTCTGAATGAGATGGTCAATCGCCTTTCGTTCCTCTTCCGTGAGTCCCTCGCCGATGTCGCCGGGATGCTCGATGCCGAGTTGCTCGCGCCAGTCCTCGACTATCTTCATATACGCGAGCATGCGCTGGGCATCACCTTCCTCAAGTCCCTTGCGGTAAAGCGATGCCATAAGGTTCTTCGTGAGTGGCTTGAATGTGCGCTTGACCTCCGCGAGATAATCATTGCCGGTCTCAATATCTTTGCGCCATCGTGAGAGCGTTTGCGGTATCACTCCGAACTCATCTGCGAACTGTTGCATCGTAGATATTGCCAGCAACTGAATCGTGATGTTATCCGTGATGCCGAGCAACTCTGTGATTCGTTCTGGTTTACCTTTGAACGTATCCGGGAGCACGCACCACATTCTGAATACTTCCCTCGTGTGCTGTTTGCCCTCCTGCCTATTGCGCTCTCCAGCCGGCATGTTCTTCTCCAGTTTCGCGAGCTCAAGCACTGATGGTGCTTCCTGCGGTGGTGGTGCCTTCTTAACCTTTTTCTTCACTGGCGAAGTCTTCTTCTTTTTCATGATCGTATTGTACACTACCCATTCACGTACTCTTCATAACTGATTGACTTACGAATGCACATCACATCATCTAAATCGAAACCTTTCTCCGAGGATATACCATCGGCGGTCATGCCCTGCGATGACATTGTCTTGATGGTGTCGTAAGAGGATCGACTGAAACGCATCTTGCCGGAACCGCTTCTCTTTGGTGTGAAGTCGTCCACGATGCCATTTTTCACTACGGGACCATTGATATTTATTCCGATGCCTCCCATCTCCTTGCACCATTTGAAATGGCGAGTGCCGGTGGAACCGCAACACTCCTTCGTGGTGAACCTGCCTGACTTCGGTTTATCGCCCAGCACACTTCCGACGGTCTTGCGTGCTACCTTCACCACTTCCTTCGGGACATCAACGCCGGACGGCGCCGTGCCTGCCCTGATGAAAGCGTGCGCGAGTATCGTGTCTACAATCTCGTCCTGCGTGAGCTCGCGCTCGAATGCGCTCTCTCCCTGATCATTGAAGATGGTGATGCTGCCCGAGTACTTGCTCATACCAGTATTCCCCTACTCCTGAACATCGAAATAACCTGCTCGCGCGAGTTAGCGAAATATTGCTTCTCTTTGCCCGACACTCTGAACTGAACGCCTTGCCATCTGCGTGATGCGCGGTTAGCTGGGCGACCTTCTTTCTGTGTTCTCTCTGACAATGAACCGGGCGTTGGCTCGCTAACGGCATGTTTAATATGCTGATACTTTGCTGAATGTTTTACACTACATACACTGCATGATGCTCTCTCTTCGTCGGTTGAGCAGTAACTCATACCTCTGTGACTTCGTACCAGTCCGTCGCCACGAGATCAACCATGCTCGGCGACCACGTGCCGATTGATCCGTCTGCCCCGCACATATCGATATGCGCTCGATAGGTGACATCTGTGCCCTCCGGGAAGAACTTATTGAGCGGCGCGCGACTGACGGCGAACTTACTGCCGTCCACCAAAAACACATATCGCGCATTCTTCCACTCCCGACGTCCCCACGCTCCCCCTGCCTTGATGCCTGCTAATGCGATGCTGAAATCTGTTTCCATATGATCCTTCGATTAGTGAATACCAAAACGCTTGTAAAACCGATCGACGAGATCGCCGACCAGATAGCACAGTGCCTCCTCATTCTTCCCCGCCGATTCTGTCGTGCACTCCACGCTCTTGATCTTGCGCCGCGCCAATACCGAGAATCCTGCGTGCGTCATCTCGTGTGCGACGTTCCCCCGAGTGAGATGTGGCTTTGAGAAGTAGATGATCGCCGCGTGACCGGCCGGAATGAGATCCTTGTATGTGCAACAGTACGCCATCGTATTGTTCGCCACGCCACTCATGCTCCCCTTTGCCCCATCCTTGCGAATCGCATCGAGCATATCCCGCTGCGTTGCGTACACCCGGCACTCGACTTTCATCCGCGACCCGGTTGGATAAATCACATGGATGATGGGTGACCGCATGCCTACATTCTACCATGCCAGCCCCCTGTCAAATCGAGCTGTGCACAACAAAAATACGGCGCAAATACGCCACTGATTTATATAGTGACGCTGCGGTTTTATCCACAGCGTCTTGCAGGTAACCCTCTGCATGGGAGATGTATCACCTCCTTTCGGTGTCGGAACATTCCGACGTCATGTCGGTGTATGCAAGGTACTTGTTCCGACGATGTTCCTCGTTGCACTTCTTCGAGCAAACAAAGCCGTCAAT